TAGTTAAATCTCTTTTGATTTTAAGAACTTCACACCTAATAATGTCCTTTGTAAGTTCTCCGCGTGGCATAAGTATAAAAAAACTCTGTCCTATTTAGAACAGAGTTTAGTATTATGAATTTTTATTTTTTTCAAAAAATTCCAGGAAGAAGTTGCCCAGTAGTAAGATAAGTTCCCACGACAACGACAAATGCCATCATTGCAAGTCTTCCATTCAGAAGTTCGTTTTCTTGAGTCCATCCGAATTTCATTTTGTTTCTCCTCTTTTAGTAGTGTTTTGAATTACAATAAATTTATCTTTTTTAAGAGTGCCCGCAATGCAAACTTTAAGTTCATCATCATTAGACCAAGCCCCCTCTTCTACAAGTTGTTGAAGGGCAAGATTAAGTTGCCCCAGCATTCCAGCACTCATTAGTATGTTTCACAAAGTTTCTCTACAGAAAAACTGAGAAGAACCAATAAAGTAACACTGGTAATAGTGAAAATAATTTCAGCCATCAGAAGATCCCGAAGAAGAAGTTGCCAGTGATAGAATAAGAAATAATACCAGCAACAAAACCGACCATTGCCCAGCGGCCATTCGTTTTCTCCGCTCTCTCTGCATAAGGTTCGATGCCATAACGCTCAAGATCTTCCTTCGTCATATACATCGAAGGTTCTTTTGCCCACATATTCATTTGACCAAATTCATTTTTAGTTACAGTCATTATAGTTTTGTAACGATTTACAACAATATTATATAGGAATTGTTAAGAAAAGTCAAGGCGGTTTCCCGCCCATCTGTCAGGGTTTCATCACTGACTGATACGCTTCACAGCAATTCGTGACTTATTAAGAATACTTCCCGAAAGAGGAACATAACTAATAAGATTAGTTAATATTTTACTTCCAATAAAAAACCACTCCTTTTGGGAGTGGTTTCACTCAGCTTATGAGTAACCTATCAGAAGGTGAACTTGGTCTGGATAATACCACCAAAGTTGGAAGAAGCACCAGTGAATGCCTGATTGTTAGAAACATAGAACACCGCAGGAGTGATCGAAATGTTGTCACTCACACGGTACTTGTAGAATGCTTCCCACATAAGGGCATCCTTAGAAAGACCAGCAGCATTGCCAGGTTGACCGATAGCAAAACCAGCACCGTTACCCTTGGCAAATACATCACTCCACTGAAGACCAGCGAACCAACTTTGTGAATCAGTAGCAGCATTAGGAGTTGCTTTTCCAAGAGCATTCCGACTTACATTGTTCCAACCATAACCAGCACTCACAGAAGGAATGACGCCAGACTTGGAAGGTTGCCAGTAAGCACTGATACCATAACCATTAGAGGTTTGACCAGGAGCAAGAGCACCAGATCCACCAGCAACAGCGTTGAAGGTGCGAACACGAGTTCCTTCAGTACCATAACGATAACCAAAGGCAGCACCCCACTGAGGAGCACGATAACCAATCTGTGCCAGAGTATTCAGACCACCAGATTGGTTGAACTCACCTCTGTTGGATTCAGAACCATTCTGAGCAACATAGTTTACACCAGCAACAAGTCCACCTTTCTTGCCAGGTTGAACATACTGAAGACCAAAACCAGATCCAGTTGCCTTGTTATAGACACCAGGAGCACCGGCAAGTTGGAAGAAGTCCAGAACATCCGACTTATATGCCGAAGGAATCCATGACATCTCAGTGTTACGAACCAGAGCACCAGCAGTAGCAGTCATGCCCTTAGTAAGAACAGGGAACTGGTAATACAGACGATCCAACCACACGTTGCTGGAAGTTCCAGTACCTTGAGAAGTTTCTGCCTTATCCAGTTTGAAGAGGGAGTTGGAAGAACCGAAAGGTTGAGCAGAGAAATTACCCGAACGAAGGCGAGTACGAAGCAGATCTTTACCAGTGAACGATGTATCAAAGTTCAGACGAAGATCATAGTTGAATGCAGTATTGCCAACATTCGTGCTGGGAGCATTACGAGTAGCACCAGGAGTCTGAGCACCACCAACACCACCAAGAACAAAGTTTGCTTCACCACGAAGTTTGGTAGTGGTAGAGAACTGAGTTGCTTCCAGGCGACCAACTTGTGTTTCCAGTTTGGTTACACGACCACGAATAACTGCAAGTTCAGCACCAAATTCTTTCATAAGGCGTTGGAGTTCATCGGTAACTTCCGTTACACGATCCAGGCAGGCATTCAGAAGTGCTGCTGCCTCATAACGGGTCATTGATTGACCACCAGCATAAGTGCCGTTAGGGTATCCGGCAACACAACCGTAACGCTCTACAAGGGAGGAGAGTGCCCCGTATGCCCAATCAGTAGACTTTACATCGGAGAATTGTGAAACGCTTGTAACCTGCTCTGAAGTGGAGTATTGATTGACTGCTGCAATGTTAAGATCTGCCGCATTCGCAACAGCAGGAGCAATCATTCCCAGAGCAACGGGTGCAAGCATCAGTTGTTTGAAAAATTTCATAGATTTGTTTTGTTTGTACTATAGGACAAATGTTAAGAATTCCTACAAGAGGCATTCAAGTACTTATTTAGTATAAAGTAATTGTTAAAGATTGTCAAGTGGTTTGAACTGCAGAATTTTCAGTTACTCTTCCAAGATAAGGATTAAAGTCTACAATTTGTTCTAAAGCCATTTGAGCACCTGTTTGTTGCCAAAAATTCAAGATTCCGTCGTGGCTTGAACGATGAAATACATCAATGTGTTCTGGATGTATACTTGATCCCAATTCAATTTTATAAAGCAACAAAGGTACTGCATATGTAATTCCTGAATTATAAATCAAATCATCAGCAACAGGTCTTGGTTTGACTCCATTATCAAGCTTATATTTATTTCCACGAATATGATACTTGATAAGTTTTTCTGCATGATGTCTTGTTATCACATAGCAGGCAGTAGAAAAATCATTTACAAATCTTGTATGAATTTGAACGTGAATATCACCAGTACAAATAATTGCTAACTGAATCACATCCCAACAATAAGGAACTCTTGAGATAAAATCTTCCCAAGTAAAATTCCAATAACGAGCAATATCTATATTACAATCATCCTCCATAATGATTGCATAAGGAGAATTTGATGTTTCATACCAATGTCCAATTGCCTTAAGATGAGAGGTAACACATCCAATTTCACCGGAGGTCATCATCTCAGGATAACGTCCAGTAAGAATATCACCCAAATCATCATCTCTACCATCATAAGCAGAAATTCTTGCGTAATTTTCAATTTCCCAATATTTAAATTGGTCTTCCATATATTGTTTTCTTTCCGGTTGCCCGTCCAGATTTAAATAATATATTGGTCCAAAATTTTTTAGTTTATATAAAGATTTATTTTTGTCCATTAAATTTTTGTATAACTTTTTTTACAGCTGGAATATAGTGAGTTTTAATTTGATTTTCCCAAGAAAATTGTTTTGAGTATTCTACTATTTCATTTCTTTTTTGTAAAGATATAGTTCTATTTTCTTCAATTTTTAATGACACATATTCCAAATCAATAATCTTACTCTCTGGGATTACCGTAATAAAATCTTTTTCTAAATCTAAATTGGCAGTTGCCCATTCAGAAATTACAAGTCCCAGTCCAGAAGCAAGTGCTTCCATACAAACAAGAGGATGTGCTTCACCATCAGAAAGCAAAATAAGATTTGCATAATCAGTCAAATTATTATATAAATCATCTTTTGACCACTCTCCAAGATAATTTTTATTTACATCAAATCGTTCATCTACAATATTTCCAGCATAATAAATTGATGAAATATTCTGAAATAAACATTGACGTTTTCTGTAATCTACTTTTGCAAGATAAATGCTTCTATCTGGAAATTTTGGAGAATCAGTAAACCTAAATTTATAATTAGTTACTCCATTTGGAACAACATATAAGTTATCCTCTGGTATTCTCATTTGATTTTTGTAGATATTTTTAATCCCTTCAGATAAAGAAAATATATTTGGTTTGATGTTTGCAAATCCATTTGCTTTATGTGAATATGCACCATACATTTCTGGCCTTTCTAGATACCCATAGTGTGTTGTAATTGCTTTTGGAAATTGAATATATGGATATAAAAACACATAATCATCATAATGAACGTGAACAAAATCAGGATTTATTTGATTAATTGTTCCGATAATTTCTTGTGGGTTTGTAGTATTAATAATATCCACTTGATGACCTAATTCTTTTAGGGTGTTTGCGGTATCCCAAATTACAATTTCAACTGCACCCCAACCAACTGGTGGTATTTGAGAAAACCCAGGACCAATAATACAGATTCTCATCGAATAGACTCCATCTTTTCAATGTTCTGTACATAAAGTTTTACTAATTTTTCCCAAGAAAAATTTTCCATTGCATAATCACGAATTTCATTACGAATAGGTAAAGATGCTTGACGATTTTCTTCAATTTTATCTTTTACATATTCAATGTCTTCCAATTTTGTATCATCAATCAAGGTAATAAATGGAAGAGATGTATCTATATCATGAGCGGCATATTTTGAAATTACAACTCCAAGACCATTAATCAATGCTTCCTTTACAACCAATGGTGTTCCGTTTTCACCATCAGAAAGAAGAACAAGATTTCCATAATCAGTCAGATGTTGTTTTTTATAGTCATCAGACCATTCACCAAGATAATTAATAGATGTATCAAAGGGAGTGGAATTACTATTCTTTCCAACAAAATCAATACATTCAATAGATTGATATAACCATTGCTTTTTTCGATGATAAATTTGTCCAAGATATAATGACCGATTTGCATTTACTGGGTTTTTAGAATAAGTAAAGGTCTCGTGATTTGCTCCATTTTCAGAAAGTAAAAGTTTACTTTCATCAGCACCAGCATTTTTAAAAGTTTGATAATCTTTTTTAGAAATACAAAAAATATAATATTTTTTATTTTTGATAATAAAATCAAATGTTTTATCATATCCATCTCTACGGTGCATATAATGTTGATCAATATATGGATAATGACTACTTAAAGCAATTTTAGGAATATTTGGAATAAGATCCAAAAGTTCATGAAAAACATCATAATGTAGATGTGCAAAATCATACTTATCTTCTTTCAAATATTTTAAAATTTCATTCCAATTTGGAGTATTAATAATAGTACCAGTATGACCCAATTTATCAAGTTCAAGGGCATAATCCCAAATTAAACTTTCAACTGCCCCCCATCCATCAGGAGGAATAGGCATAATGCCTGGACCAATCATTGCAATGTTCATATTAATATAGTTCTTTGTATGCGTGAATGAGTGAATATTGTGAGTTTCTAAAATCAGGTGTTTTCCAAGTTTCTGTTAGATTAGTGTTGATGGCATAATCTTTACCACAAATAAAATAAGCAATTTGCATATAGAGATCTAACCATCCAAATCTATGATCTAGGTTTTCTAAAATATAATCAAATTCAAAATCAATAAAATCATAAATTTTATGATAGTTCCCAAGAAAAGTTTCAATATTATAGATACTTCCACCACCAGCACCATACCAATCTACATTTGGCTTTGCTCCATACTTATCAGAAATATAAGTAAGAAGATCAGAAGAAATTTTATTTCCAGGAACATCAAATCCAGCACATTCCCAAGATGGATCAATCTTTACTTCTCCCTGAGTAAGAACATCATCTTCCATCATAATCATATGGGTTCCCCCATTTTCTTTGACATGGAGTGCAGCTTCACGAAAATGATGAATCCAATGAAGACTTTCATCCTTTGTAAATCCATAAATCCCAGAAGGATCTCCCCAATTTCTTCTACCAATACGCATATAAGAATGAACATATTTGCAGTTATATTTTTTTGCCAAATCGGAGTAATCTACTCCACCATCACAAATTAAAGTGTAAGGAGCCTCTGGATAAAATTTTCTAAATTCTTGTAAAATAAACTCTGTTGCTCTTTTGTTTTCGTATACTGTATGAAAGCATCCAAAAGTCATATCATTTACCTTCCTTTCTATAATAGGGTTCAATGTCATCTCTATACAACCAAAACCAATGTGGTTCTCCTGGAGGAGTTGGTTGTACATCTGGTATCATTCCTTTAAAATCATAACTAAATGGGGCATTATAAAAACTAAAGCATTTTGGATTATTCATTCCAATCCACTTTTCAAAATTCATTCTTTGAATTGGTCCAAAATCCCTATTGTCATTTGGAAACCTATCCTTTATAGGGTGAATTAAAGTTTTAATATAATCTGCCTGTGCCCACCAAAAGTTCCCACTCATATGGGGCCAAGGGTCTAGACAATAATTTACACCAGAAACTTGATATTCGTCAAGTTTCTCTACTGCTTCTTCCCATCGGTCAAGAATTCCCCATTCCATCTGATGTCTCCAACTATTCACTGCCCTAAATTTACGATCAGAATAATGATCTCTCACTCCACACATATGACTAATTCCTTTTGTGTGAAGATAAGCAATTGCTTTTAAATCTGGATTAAAATGTGCTTCCTCATATGCTCTTTTTAAAGTAAATCCTTCATATTCACTTTCATCAAGTGAAACATCAAGAACATTCAACCAATCATAAATGGAAACATAATCTGCAATTCTATTTGCCTGAGGACCATTAATTGCACAATAAATTGAAGCATTTTTTGGAAGATCACTTCTATAAATTCTTTTAAGTTGTTCATCGACCATCAACTTCCAAAGGTCAGAATCACCTGGACTCCAGATATGATAATAAACTGATAAATTTTTAGTCATTAGTATTAATTATGATATTGTTGATTGTTTTTAGAGATATGTGTAATTTTTTCTTCAAAATTACAATATTGTTTATAATCTTCTGGATAAGCAAATGATGGAGGAAGTGTATGCACTTTATCTTTATTTGTGATAAAGAATTTATTGAAGTAAGATTCTTCGTACCAAACAGGAGTTACATTTTTTTCTTTATCTTCCTTCGTCCATTGATCTAAAAGTTCCATCATCTTAATAATTTCTGGAACTTTGCCACCCCACAAACATCCTTGATAATAAACTGATAAATTTTTAGTCATTAGTATTA